CCCACTAAGCCATTCAAACGCTTAGATGATCCAACTGGTCGCATTGCCCTGTGTACACTTGGTAGTATAAATTGGGGTGCTTTCCGCAATCCAGAGGACATGCGACGTGCCTGTCGCATCCTACAACGTAGCTTATGTAACATCTTAGACTATCAAGATTTCTTAAGTATACAAAGCCAATTGTCAAACGATGAACTACAACCATTGGGCATTGGTATTACTAACTTGGCCTACTGGCATGCTAAACGTAGCCTACAGTACGGTGATAGCGATGCACTACAAGAAGTTAAAAGTTGGATGGAACATCAAGCATTCTACTTAACAGAAGCTACAGTTGAACTAGCTCGAGAGCGTGGCCCGTGTTTAGATTCAGCAAAAACACGTTACGGTCAAGGACAGTTTCCGTGGGAGAATCGTGCCGCTGGTGTTAATGAACTTGCTGACTTTACTCCTACTCGTGAACTTGATTGGGAACAGTTACGCAGTGACATGAGATCATATGGTGTGCGTAATGCTACCTTAATGGCTATTGCACCAGTTGAATCAAGTTCAGTTGTTATTAACTCAACTAATGGTATTGAAATGCCTATGAGTTTAATTTCAGTTAAAGAATCAAAAGCTGGTAGCTTTACGCAAGTAGTTCCAGAATATCATAAATTGAAAAATAAATATCAATTAATGTGGGAACAGAAAGATTGTGATGCATACTTAAAAACTGCAGCAGTACTAGCGGCTTATGTTGATCAATCAATTAGTACAAATACTTTTTACAATCCGGCGCACTTTGCAGATAGAAAAGTACCAACTACATTAATTGCTAAGAACTTAATGCAAGCACATATATGGGGTCTAAAGACCTTCTATTATAGCTTAATTAATAAACAAGGTAGTAAGATGGTTGCAGAAGATGTGCCGGAGATGGCAGAGATTGATTTTGATGATGAAGAAGATTGTGAAGGGTGTAAATTATAATGGACAACTACGAGATTTTTTATAGAACATTTTTGACAGAAATGCCGTGGGTTGTTCCTGCTAATAATGCATTTGAAGCACAACATCAAATGTTAACAGAACTACTATCTGATGGAATAGAGCCAGAACAACTTGGTAATAATGTTTATAAACTAACATCTGAAAACCAATTAACATATTGGATAGGAACCGCAGATGCTGCTAGTGTCGCTATTATTGTCGACACCGAAGTAAATGGCAATTTTTGTAAAGTTACATTGACCTCGAAAAATCCAGCAATTGCATCTAAAGTATCACCTTATGCTAGTGATTTGTATCTGCTTATTAAACAGGATCTTTCAAATTTAAATTTAGTTTTTGCTAGTGATAGTATGTTATCTGCTGATGCAGTAAAGTTATGGACAAGAATAGCTAATCAGGGAAATCACATATCTGTATATGATACACAAGCATCACAATATGTATTGAACCCAGTTATGTCATCGGATGAATTGTCTAAATATCTCGGCGATCACAATCACAGTCGATATGTATTCGTATTGTCGGAATCTAAGGAGCAGTATGTAGGAACTCGGCATGCTATTGGATTAATGGAACTTAAACGTAATGCAGGATACCCTTTACACGAATTATTCGAACAATTAAAGAAGAAATAATATGTCACTAGCACAATACAATTTAGCAAAACAAACAAACTATCTACAACGTAAGATGTTCCTTGACCCAGCGGGACCAGTAACAGTACAACGTTTCGAAGAAGTTAAGTATAACAAGATTGCAGACTTTGAAGCTACAGCACGTGGGTTCTTTTGGCAACCAGAAGAAGTTAGTTTGAGCAAAGATGCTAGCGACTTTAAGGGTGCTAGTGATGCTGTTAAGCATATCTTTACTAGTAACTTGTTACGCCAAACAGCCTTAGATAGTTTACAGGGTCGCGCACCTAATCAGGTGTTTGGCCCAGTGGTTAGTTTACCTGAATTAGAAGCATTGATTAGTAACTGGTCATTCTTTGAAACTAACATTCACAGTAAATCGTACAGTCACATCATTCGTAACATTTACAACGTACCAAAAGATATCTTTAATACTATTCACGATACAGCAGAAATTGTTAGCATGGCAAGTACAATCGGCAACTACTACGATAAGTTACACGTAATTAACTGTCAAGTTGAACTTGGCATGAAAGTTAGTGAAACAGATCACATTAAAGCAATTTGGTTAGCACTACACGCATCTTATGGCTTGGAAGCATTTCGCTTTATGGTTAGCTTTGCTACAAGTTTAGCTATGGTAGAAAATCGTATCTTTATTGGTAATGGTAACATTATTAGTTTAATTTTACAAGACGAATTACTACACAAAGAATGGACAGCGTTTTTAATCAATCAAGTGATTAAAGAAGATCCACGCTTTGCAGCTATTAAAGCAGAATGTGAAGATGAGGTATATCAAATGTATCTAGATGTTATTCGTGAAGAGAAAGCATGGGCTGATTATTTGTTCAAAATGGGCCCAGTTATTGGCTTAAACGCTAATATTTTGAAGGATTTTGTTGATTATACAGCCGTAGATGCACTAAAACAAATCGGCATACGTTACACTAGCCCTGCACCTAAATCAACACCCATTCCTTGGTTTAACAAGCACAGCGATACTAGCAAAAAACAAACGGCCTTACAAGAAAACGAAAGCACTAACTATGTAATCGGTGTAATGGGCGATGAGATGAACTACGACGATTTACCGACACTATAATAATAAAAGGAGCCAATATGTTAACTGTGTATTCAAAAGATTCCTGCCCATTCTGCGAGCAGGCAAAGAATTTATTAACAATGAAAAAAATTGCGTTTGAAGTAATTAGAGTTGATGAGGATTTAGACGCACGCGAGTTTATTATGAGTCAAGGTCATCGTACAGTACCGCAGATTTATCGTGATGGTAAACTGTTTGTATCGGGTGGCTATCAAGGTCTACAAAAATTAACCAACGAACAATTAAATGAAATGTTAGGGGAAACAAGTGCTAGTAACTAATAAGTACGACAAGGATACACTAGTATCATTTAAATTAGTAAATGGTGATGAAGTTATTGCTAAGGTATTAGAAGAAACTGCCGATGAATTCATTGTATCTAAACCAATGATTGTAGTGCCAAGCCCACAGGGTATTGGCTTGATGCAGAGCCTATTTACATCTGAGTTAAATAAGAGTATACACATTGATAGACGTCATGTTATGCTACATGCACAAACAAGTGGAGCATTAGTAAACCACTATATACAAACAACAACGGGTATTGAACCAGCTGGTGCTGGTGGTATTATAACTTAGGATTAGGCATGTCGGAGACAGAAACAACTAGTTTTGTATTTGATCCAGAACAATCAACTTATATTTTGTTTATGGAAAAATCACAGTCAGAGTCTAATTTAGAAATAACTGACTGGGATCGTAGATTAATTCATCCAACTGCCAACGAATTAAAAATTTTTAATTTCCTTGATAATCATAAAAGAACATTAGTTGTATATATGCAGGATCATTATGACGAATATGATCATAATGATCCTACTGTAGCATTGGCTACGTGTATTTGTAATTTACCTGATCCTAAAATTGCCGGCTGGCCTAAATTTTATAATAATTGGGAATTTGTAGCAGCAGGCAACGATATATTATCGTTAGATTTATCAAAATTATAACTTAGGAACAAGCATGGCAGAACATGATATTAGTTTAGTAACTGCAAAAGCAGGCACAGTTATAGCAGAGAACATGAAAGTTTCTCTGGCCACCGCTGCCGGAGCACTTACTCCTAGTACCATTACTGCCATGGTTGGGATTCACAACGGTACGGCATTGAAACTTCCTCAAAGTGTAACTGACGTAGTGAATAAATTAACACCGATTGCAGGCAATATATTACATCCGTTTCATATTGAGGCAAACACCGCACTTACAAATTTAACATCGTTGCACACCGGCATGGGGTTTGGCTCAACACCTAATCATGCGGCATTTGGTCAAGTATTAAATCAAACGCAGGGACACATTGCCGACTCACAAGAATTAAAAAAAGCAACTGATTTTATATCAAATACATCATTTAGTGATTACGGCACCGGCATTACTAACATGAGTTCGATGACTACCCAGGGATTAGATGGCGCACTTGGTGATTTAGGCAATGTGTCAAAAGCATTTACTGCTGCTGGACCAGCATTTGATTTAAAGGATATGTCGAAGTTTGGTACATCAGCTGGACTTATTGATAAATTAAACAGTGTAAAATTAGGCAACGCCAGTGGAATAAATGGTGCAATTGCTGGTGCCGGCTTAGATTTAAGTATGCCTGAACACACAGCGCAGGTTGATAAAATCATGGGTTCTATCACTGATCCTAAAGTTATATCTACTGTTACTGAACAACTGAACATTAGCCCGGGTGGATCTATTGCAAATCTTAAAGATCTAACTGATCTAAGTAAACTAGCACCATCTGGTTCCGGTTTAACTGCGGCTAATTTACCTGACATGAGCGCAATGGCCAGCAAGTTTAGCGATATGGGTGCAAAATTCTCAAGCCCGGCAGCTGCGGCAGGTATGTGTAGTGCTATTGAAATACCATCTGTTCCTAACTTAGAAGCATCGGCACCGTCACTGAGTGGATTAATGAGCGGTATGTCATCTAACATTAATTCGATGGTATCGGGTGGATTACCAATAACAGGCAGTGTACCAAGTATGACAGATTTTATGCAACATGTATCAGGCGGTCCAGCTATCGATGCATTTAATAGCGCAAGTATAGATGCTAATTCTATTGCGGCACTTAATACATCAATAACACAAACATCATCTGCATTTACTAATATAGGAATTGATTTATCTGCACCGCCATTACCAAGTCTAGGAAGTTCAATGAGCTTTGCTACAAGCCTACATAAAATAGGTGCTGATACGTCTGGATCCGGAATTACCGATACACTTAAAAACATGGTAAATCCCGATACTACTGGTGGCGATGCTATTGTAGCAAGTCTAGCAGAAGGTAAAAACAAATCTTTAATGATGGCACAGGGCATAGCTCCATTAAAATTCGGCGGCTAGATAGTCACTATACTTCAACAAAAACATAGTCTGTAATTGATCATCCCAAAAGTCTAAACGTATACTATTATCCCACCCGCTTTCGTTAGCATAATCTCTATGCTCACGTATAGTAAAACCTAGAGTATCTCTTAGTCGCCAGCTGATCAATACTGTAGCCTGACCGTAATCTTCTACAATCTTAGCTTTTAGTTTTAGCCATTGCCAATTATTAATTGCTAGGGTTTTAGCCATTATTTTGCAAACCTTAATGCAAATGCAGTGGCATCTCGACCATGCTTGAAATGAAAACTCCAAAAGCCGTACCACTCAAACATATACCAAACATCGCTATTGTCTAACCATCTTTCACCGGGCTCAATTTGACCTGTACCTATATGTTGTTCACACCAAGTGGTCAATGGAATAACACCTTGAGGAAATAAATCAAGTTGACTGGGTCGAGGTCTGGTGATTTCAATTACAGTCCACCCTTCTTCCTGCAGGATTCGTTTTACTTTATGACGTTCTGCCGGTACAGTTCTCATGCCCATCTCAATACAAATAAAGTTAATTGTTCATCAGTTTCGAATTCCAAAGTCATGCCCTGTTGATGTAATCTGCCCCTGGGCAAGTTATCATCCATCCATGTGTAGATTTCTGGTTCATGCTTTAGCCAATAACTAATATCAGCAATAACAAGATAGTGCCATGGCATTTCATCATCAAACGGACCCGAGGCTATAAACCTACGTCCGTTAGCACCGTCTAGTAAACTCATTTAATAATATACCGATCGATTATCTCTAATACACGTTTACGATCTTTACACTCCCACAATTCTTGCCATTGCATATAACCAAGGTCACCATCATCTTCCATACTACGACTGATCTTAGGATAGGTGTTAATAACTGCCTGCCCGAGACGATAGTGTGGATTTTTAATTAAGTCAAATATGAACTCTTGTTCAAATTTCTCAAACTCCTGCATGGTTATTTTCATCTATCCGCCAAACTTTAATAAAAACATTGTAGCCCACTGTTCATCTTCAATTTCGATAATTCTATCATTATTGAAATACCACCATCCATATCCACCTGTTTGGTTATGCAGAACATACTTACGTTCTCCTACGTTTTGTTCTAACCATGTAACCCGGTCTTGAATATTTCCGTAACTTAAATGTCTTATGCTAATCTTCATTTAGTAAAAACGTAGACGCCCTCAAACTTTTCACGCCCAGCAGTCTTATCGTTTCCTACCCCTGGGCGAGTATTAAGCATCATCTTAATCGTACCTGAATGTTTAAAGCCTAACTTCTCAGCAGTAGCAATCCAACGTTCGCATACAAAGTATTCTTTATTACCATATGACTTGTAGTCTGCAATGTTGGTAGCAAATACACCATCACTGTTTAGGCCTTTGTGTATATTTTTCATAGTAGGCACAACATAGCCCTCAAACCATTCATCTAATGTGGTATAACGAACCATGCACTGTGTTGGTTCATCACTATACTTCTCTAAGTTAAAGTATGGTGGACTACTAAATGCTAAGTCAATATCCTCAGGTTCATATTCTTCACTAACTGCCTGTGTGATCAAACCCCTGTTACCAACTGCCTGTTCTATTAACTCGCTCAGGTATGTTAAGTGCTTGACTGTTTCTGTGTTAGGGTCAATACATTGGTAGTTATAACGCATGTTACTAGTTGTTATACCCAGCATGCGTCCGCCATAGCCCGCACTGTAGTCATAGACATTGCCCCATAGTACAGGGCATAAGTGTTCTACGATAGCACGTGCATTTAGACTCTTAAAGTTCTGTACATTCTCACCTGTGACTAACTCCAAAGCACGACGCAGTGCAGTTGGGCTAACTAGATTGTTACCTTCTCTGTATTCAAAGCATAAATTGATAGCACGACGTAATTTTGCATCATTTAAGAAACGATCTTTAAGACTATTACTGCCACGACCTTTGGGTTCAGCAGTCATCATATTTGGGAACAAGAATCTATTAATACCCTGTCCTTGATTGTTGCCTAAGTTGATAACATTATTCTTAACACTATTTGTAACAGTCTCAGACAAATCTTTAATAGCAGCTATTAATCCTTCTTCTGTGTAATAAACAATCGGCGTAATGTTAATGCTACGATAGATGTCAAACACCTGCTGTACCGTTGCTTCTGGATCTTTAAGATACTGTTCTTTTGTATAGGTGTCTAATTTATCCTGCACTGATTCGTAGCAGGTAAACTGCGGTTGAGTTGCGTACTTCGCCACTCCCCAAATATTATGTAAATTATCTATCATTTAAACTGTTCTTATATAATTCTACAAATGTAGTTTCCCAATTTGTATTTCTAATTTTATCAAGACTGGCTAGATAATCCATCCAGTCGTTGTTTGGTTCTATCTTAGATGAAACATAATTTCTCAATGATGTGACCCAGTAAAATTTATCAGTGTTAAGTAATGCTAGCTCATCTAGATATGATTGTCTTAAATGTGCACCGGCATATTTAATATCTAATTCTCCATTTACTGTATGTACGTGGAATTGTGTAGCGACATCAAAATTAGCTATATTAATACTACACCAATCAATACATTCGCGCAGGCCAAAGATATTATGAAGACCAACGGTGTAGGCTACATTAATTTTAAGATTAGGTAAACAATTATTCAATTTGATAATATTATTACTTACTTGTTCCCAT